GTCATCGTCAGCTGCATCTGGGCTAGGTCGCCCACTTTTCCGGATACGGGTTGTGTGCCTGTCACAAAAATATTGGAACAGGTATACGTCGGATTTGTAGCACCTACAGCCGAGGATGTTGGTTTGATGACAACGGTTGTCGATGTGCCGATTAGCGCGTCAAGTGTTGCCGCTACCGATGAGGTAGCGAAGTCCTGGTTAAGGGTGACAGATATTTGGTTATTTTGTAAACCGCCAATAAATACATGGCCGTTAGCACCAGAGCCCATACTGTCTGCGGCTACCGCCTCGACTGCATAATCCAAAGTGATGGACTGCACATACGCGCTCAGGTTGACACTATTAACCACGAGCGATGCGTCTTTAAGAACGAAAACGGCCATGAGTTACTCCTTCTCAGTTTTCTTTGTGGATGGTTCTGCAAGATGACCAGCTTCAACGAGTGCAGCAATGTCGCAGCCTTGAAGCTCATCATCTGAGATGTTGTCGCCGGCGTTTTTGCCTTCGACGAGATTGGATAGGACTTTGTAGTTAGCCATAAACTTCGACCTCATATCGGTAAGCGAGATACTCGATCGATGCAACAGATATCGAGATCGGTGTTGCGCGAGTGACTCGGATGGTGGAGACGGTTCCGTTCAAAGTTCCGGTGGGTGTGCCGGCTTCGAGGACGGTTTTGATTGACGATGAGCCTGTGCCGGCGAGATAGACATCGAGTTTGTCTTGTGCTGCGCGGTCGCTCATGCGTGAGGTGATGACGAGAACTTCGAACGTAGCTTGGTCAAGTCCGCGTCCCATTGCTTCGTCCCAGGTGAGTTCGAGGTTGCCGACAATTGCGGCTGGTACGTTGACGGAGTCTGGGATGAGGTCGTATGTGCGTAGGCCTGTGATGGTGGATAGTTGTGTGACGCAGGCGTCGCGTACAGCTGAGACGGTGATACTCATGCGACTTTTTCCCTGCGGTATGCGCGCACCATTGCCGAAATGTCTCTACCGAGTGGGCTCATGCGGATTGCGCCAAGTTCTGAGAGACCGAGTACGCCTCCGACGGAGTCTTTGCGTTTGTAGAGGTCTGCGCCGAGGATGAGGGTGGCTTGTGTGATGTCGTCTGGGACGATTGGCCATCCCCATTTGGCAACAATTTTGATGCCTGGACGCAAGTTGATGGGGAAGGGGAAGAGTTGTCCTCCGACCATTGTGATGTTTGTCCAAGGACGATCCAACGATGCCGAGTTGAGTGGCTCTAGAAGATAGTTCGTGTTGATTGTGACAGCCGTTGCAAAGGTTCCAGTCCCTCCAGTATCGAGAGAGATCACAAGATCCGTGAGGGAACCGATGTCGTCTGTGATGAGACTGTAGGGGTCTGCTGTGCGATAGAAACGGGCTGTCGCTGTTGAGTCAAGGTAGAAAAAACGATTAGCGATGCGGTCAATGCTGCGTGAAGCCGAGGTGATGATTGTTTCCAAGAGTGTGTCATCGATGGAGTCGGTGATACCCAAATAGTTTTTCATCGCGGCAAGCGTGACGTAACCGTTGGTGATGGCCATTATTTTTTCTTAGCGTCTGGTTTAGATGCTGCCGGTTTAATCACGGCGCGCATTTTTCGTGGTTGTGCTTTGACGGCTTTAGGGGGTTCGGGTGAGTCCTCCTCGACTGGCACAGGAGAAGACGATTTGAGCGTGGGCAAAAGGTCTTCACAGCCGAGGAGGACGAGCTGCTCGACGACTTGCTTTGCGCGTTCGGAAAGGCCTCGCCGTTCATAGCCAGCGAGTTCCTTTTTGAGTGCATCGACGAGGAAATTTGTCATAAGAGTCCGCTCTCATTGCTCGACTGGTTGTGCTGCCAGCCGAGCGGAGAGGCTTGGGGGATTAAGCCCAGTTGCCAGGGATCAAGCCGGTTCCGGTGATTACCGAGAAAGCGGCTGGATACTTGCCAGCGGTGAAGGCGGAGAAACCGAACAAGACTGTCCGGATTGCGACGTTGCCGTCTGGTTGTTCAAAGCGAACATACAACGGTGCGCCGTTGTTTTCTTCCCAGATGTAGCTCTCACGGAAGTCTCCGACGATGACTGCTGTTTCGTTTGTGCCTGAACCCAAGTTTGTTGGGATGTTTGCATCGGCAACGACAGGGATGCCGAGGATCTGCAAGCCACTCATGTCGTAGCCAGGACGATCAAATGTGCCTGGTGCGTTGAATGGGTTACCAGCGGTTGAGTTGAACATTGGACGGTTGGTGGTGTCCAAGGCGCGCAACCAGCATCCGATCAACGCAGGATGAGCAACGATGTGTGTTGCTGACCCATAGAAGTTGGTCGAAATGTCCTGAATAGCCGAAACTAATTTTGGAAAAAATTCAGGCCATGTGGCGGTTGAGTCGGTATAAGTTGTGGCGTTCACGCCGGTGGTGTTCAAGATGCCGAGGTGCTGACCGCTTGATCCTGAGCCGTTAATTGCGAGTGCGTCCAGCTTTGTGTTGTAGCTGCGGATGCCGTCACCGATGAGCTGGTCTTCAACGCCTGTACCGCGCATCACAGCTTGCTTTGACAAGTCCCACATGGATGCAACGGTGTTCACGTTGACGGTGAGGAGTGTGTCATCTGGTGTTGATGCGGTTGGTGCGGTGTTCTGTGAGGCCTGAACGTAGCTGGTGACACCTGTGGTGAGGCGACCAATATTCACGGTCATACCTTGGCTAGGTAGTGGGCGAGCTGCTGAAATGTCCAAAACTGGTCGGCCAGCGCGACGCAAGGTTGCGAACTGATCGACAAGGTATTGGGGGACTACGAGGCCAGCGAAGTTGGTGGTATCTGAACCACGCTTCTCGATGCGGACTTCGTTCTGGTAGCGAGCAATGCGCTCACGGGCATCGTATGAGCCACCGAATTCGGCGGCCATAGCGTCGGCGAGGAAGTTTGATTCGCCGCGAGCGTGGTATGTGGGCTCCTCGGAAATAACTTTTGCTCCGCCTACTGCGCGAGTTTGTGGTGTCGCGTCGATCTTGGCTGCGATTTCTGCGTTGGCAGAATTGCGGATTTCAATTTCGGCGATCTGGGTGATGCGCTCATCAAGTTTTTCGACTTCTAATTTGAGTGCTTGGATGTTTGCGAGTTCGATTTCCGAGATGTCTCGGTCTTCGGTTGCTGCGCGAGTAAGGGTTGCATCGATGAGGTCGGTCTTAGATGACCGGTTCTCCTGCAATTTTGAAAGAAAGGCGTTAGCCATAATGGGTTGCTCCTAATGAAGAAAAGACGATTTTTATTGGGGTTTTCGTCCAGGTGTCTTCAACTTCGGAGCAGGTGTCCCCTATGGGAGGTGTGTCTTCCGGTCGTCGAGAGGTGTGGTCTCGGTGGTGATTTTAACGCGCCGCGCGCAAGTCCGCAAGGATCTTTTCTACTTCTTCGCGTCGAGAAAACTTTACTTCGTGGGTGTAACGCAAAGATGGTGAATGCACGTTCACGCCGAGATTTTTGTAGGCGGCAATTACTTGCGGATCGTTTTCGTAGGCATCGGTGACGTCGTAGCTTTGAAGGAGGCTTTTCATTGCTGCGGTTTTTGCGCCTTGTGATCCGACGAGTAGAAGTTCTTCATAATCAAGTCCGATGTCGTCCAGCTGCGCGTCTGTTTCTGCGCGGCGACTCAACGACCGTCCAGAAAGAACGATGACATCCTGGTTCTTGGCGTTGATTTCTTGGATCGTGCCGGCGATCGGGTTGCCATTCGCGTCGAGGATTGTTCCGTCGATGTCGGTGACGACGATCGGGGGGAGTGCTGCACGGTCGACTACTGGTTGAGAGTTGTAGAGAGCTGCGACTTGTTTGTCGGCTTGTGCCTGGGTGCGGTGGCATCCTTCGATCTGGCCGTCGGCGTTAGCGACGACAGCGAAGCCGAGACAATTTGGGTTATCGGACTCGACGTGCCAGGGCATTAGCGCGCCAGGTCTTTGAGTAGTAGTTCTACGGCGTCACGGTTTGGGGTGGTTGATTGTTCGCGCATACCGCTCACGGCTGCCATGTCTCCGTATGCGCCGAACGTAACGAGGGATACTTCGGCAAGGTGGGCTTTGATGCGCTCAATCACACCGGACTTCATACGATTGTCCTTCAGGCTCAAAAAACCGATTGAGAGTTGGTCTAGTGCGCCGTCGCGCACAAGCTCCAAGACTTGATCTCCACGATCTGTCTTTGACACATAAAACTCGGAGTACAGGCCGTTTGCGTCTTCGCGCAATAGGGTCGCGCGTCCGATTGGGAGTGCTTGGTGATCGTGACCGACAAGCAACTTGACGCGATGTGCTGCACGAGTGACAGCTTGGAACGCGCCTGGACGAAATACTTCGGTGAGTTGCGAGTTGATCTTTTGTTCTTTGTTGTAGGGGACTGCTAGTCCGACGATGGTGCGTCCGTCGCCAGCAGCGCGGATCTCAAGGTCTGACTCAAATTGTCGGGTCTCGGTCATGGTGTTCTCCTAATCGACTTCAAGAATGCCGGCGTCTAACTCGGCAGCGTCTAGGGGTTGTAGGTCTTCTATTTTGCGTACTTCGTCCAATGTGAGAAAGCCGCTGTCTAGACCGATTTTGTGTGCCTGGTATCGGGTGAGTGTGTCGGTGCGTAAAAGTGCGTCGACGTTGAATTTTGCGACTTGTCCGCGTGGGAGTAGATCTGAGAATGCTTGTTCGAAACGGATAAGCCAAGGGGCTAAAGAGAAGCGGAGTAGCTGTTGCATTTCGCTTTCGACGTTGCTGTAGATGCGTGACGAGTGATGTACGCCAAGATAATACGATGGTAGTCCTAACATATTTGCGATTTCTGTGAGGTCAAATGTGCGTGATTCAACGAGTTGTGCATCGTTGGCGTTGTCGCTGATTGGTTCGAATTTTGTTGACTCGTTGAGGACTGCTGGTTCGCGTCCGCGTCCGCCGTAATGTTGCATCCATTGTTGTTTGAGTAGGAGTGCTTCGTTGGCGTCGAGGTCTGGGTTGGTTGAATACAAGATGCCGGATGGTTGACCGCCACCAGAGAAGTAGCGTGACGCATATTCGTTGAGTGCGATGGCGGTTCCGATGCCTTGCCTTTGCGCGTTCAGTAGCCCGACGCCGAAGTGTGCGCCAGCTAGTGAGAAACCTTTAACGTGCATCACTTCGGATTGGTCAAAAGTTTCGCCGTCGATCTGCCATATTTTGCGTCCCGACTCAAATTTGAGATTGACGCGCTCTGGTGCTACCGGATAGATCGTGTCCGGATACCCAGATGAGTTCGGTGCGCCGAGTAACGCAATGAAGTTTCCGTGCAAAATACATGACGCGATTGCTGCGCTCAATGTTTCAATGCGTGTCTCTGGTGGGTTAGGTCGAGACAATAGTGGAGGGGTGTCTATCTGCACATCGTTTTTGAATGCTTGCAACGGGAGGCCTGCGATTGCGTTGGCGATCAAGTTCACTCCACGCCAAACACCAGGCACAGATAGGGCGGTGACTTGATCGACGATCACGCCGGCGTCTGATGAGTTACCGAAACGACTGATGCGTCCGTAACTATCGACACTCGCTCCCGATGGAGAGATATACGTTTGTCTAGTGAGAAGTTTGGCGAGCATTAGAACTTCTTTCGATGGAGATGCCGATTGCGATGGTTAATGCTCCGAACACTCCAATCCCAAGGGGAAGGAATACTAGACCAAAGGCCACACTCAAAAGAATACATCCGAACACTTGTACGGTGGTAGCGATTTTTCCTAAAATATTTGGCTCCTTGCAGTAGTTTTTTCTTGACGTTGTGTGGCGTGATGCCAGGCGAGAGTCGCCGCGAATAGTGGGGTGATGTCGACAGCTGGAGAGTTGCGTGACCAGAGCCATGATTGGCCGATCATTCTTTTCACAACACCGGCGACAGCCGCATCGAGTTTGTCGTGGGGTCGTATCTGGCATGAGCCGTCAAGGATGTGGTCGTAGAAGAGCCCTACAGCCGAGGTGACGTCTTTTGTGCCGTATCGGATCACTTTGAGTCCGAGAGCCTCTAGGGGCTCCATAAGGCTTCCTGCTGGTGCGTATCCGTCGACGACTATTTCGGCGCGGTATTTGCGCGCTAGTTCTTTTGCGCGTGCTGGTATCCATGAGACGCCTTCGCGCGCGTCGACGATCTCGATGTTGCCGGCTTTGTCACATACTGCGATTGCGCCAGCTGAGCGATCTAGTGCTACGTCGACGGCGAAGGAAAGGTCGCC